TTAGAATACTCTGTAGCTCTGTTTTCAAAGAAATTGGTATGCTCTACCCCATTTAACATATAATCAAGCCATGTTAAAGGATTAGTCGTACTTCCAAATATCTTTTTCATACCTAAACCAAGTAAACGTCTATCAGCAATATATCTGATATACTCTTTTACTTCTTCGGATGTTAAATCAGGTACTTCAGCATCCTTAAAACATAGATCAATAAAAGCGTCTTCCAGTTCTACTGTTCGTTCCGCAGCGCAGTATATTTCATACTTTAACTCATCATTCCATACATACTGGTTTTCTTTAATAAGAGTACGGAACAATTGTGTCATCCCTTCAACGTGCAAACTCTCATCTCTAACAGACCAGGTAACTATCTGACCCATTCCCTTCATTAAGTTATGCCTAGGAAAATTCAAGAGTATCGCAAAGCTACTAAATAATTGAACTCCTTCTGTAAAAGCAGAATAGATAGCCATGGTCTTTGCTAAGTCTGTGGGGTTTCTTGTCCCAAAGTGACTTAAATATTCATGCTTATCTACCATCTCTTTATATTCTAAAAACATTTGGTACTCTTCATCTGGAAACCCTAAAGTTTCTAGTAATAGAGAGTACGCTTCTTGATGCACAGCTTCCATAGAAGCAAAAGAAACGAGCATCATACGCACTTCTGGTTGCTTAAATATAGGGAGGTAATGTTGTGCATAACCCGCACAAACATCTACATCTGCCTGAGTAAAGAACCTAAAAATCTGAGTAATTAACTTTCGATTTCCTACTGTTAATTTCTCTTTGTAATCCCTTATATCATCAGCCAAATTAACCTCACTAGGAAGCCAATGCATCTGTTGTTGTAGTTTATACTTTTCAAATGCCCATGGGTAATTGAAAGGTTTGTAGTAACTTCGTTCGTCTAATAGTCCCATTTTAACCCTCGCACGCTAAACACGCCTCGTCTGAAATTGAATCGAATATATACTGTCTAAGAGCCTCATCAGACACCTTATCTGGACGTTTTATAGCCTCACTTCTACAATAATATAAAGTTTTTACTCCTTTTTTCCACGCCATCATATGTACTGCGTGGAGTTCTTGCTTTGAAACATTGGCGGGGAAGAACAGATTAAGAGACTGACTCTGGCAGATATACTCCTGTCTATCAGCCGCAAATTCTATTAGCCATTTCTGATCTAACTCTACTCCAGTTTTGAAAATATCTTTTGTGTCTTGGTCTAAAAACTCTAGGTGCTGGACTGATCCATCATGTATAATAATGTCTTGCCAAATCTCTTCGGTATTCATACCCAAATCATCTAAACAATGCTCTAGGTATTCGTTTTTGAGGAGACTACTACCTGTTTTAGTTTTTTGAACAAAAGCATTAGCGCGGTAGGGTTCAATGCTTGGGCTAGTATTACCACAAATAATACTACTGCTAGCGTTAGGAGCGATAGCCAATAAATGGGAATTACGAATACCATACCCAACAGCGTCGGGACATTCTCCCCGTTCTTCTGCCAGTAACTTTGTCGCTGCATATGCTTTCTCCTTTATGCTTCTAAACATATTTCTGTTTTTTGCTTTTGCTATAGCAGACTCAAATGGTATGCTATGCCTTTGCAAATGTGCATGAAATCCCATAGCCCCTAAACCTAAACTCCTTTCTTGTTTAGCACTGTATACTGCTCGGTGCAATTCTTGAGGAGCATTTGCAATAAAATATTCTAATACATTATCAAGCATTCTGATTAAGTCTGGGATAAATAACTCATCGTCTTTCCACTCATCATATTCTTCTAGATTTACACTTGATAGACAACATACTGCAGTCCTGTCCACATCTGTGGCTAGTGTAATCTCTGAACATAAATTAGAGTGGTGTACTTCTAAACCTAAATCACGTTGGAACTCTGGAACGCCTTTATCAACTGTATCTTTAAACATTATATAAGGTTCGCCAGTTTCTACGCGATTTTGTATAAGTTTTACCCAAAGTGTTTTTGCAGATACAGTGCTAACTACCTCATTTGTGTGAGGGTCTATTAGATCCCAGTCATCATTAAAGTGTTCTTCTCGTGTTGCGCCTTCAATTAGCCGCATAAAATCATCGGTAATAACAACAGCGTGGTGCAAATTAATAGACCTTCTATTAATATCGCCTCCAGTTGGCTTACGAATATCAAGAAACTCCTCCACTTCTGGGTGAGATATATCCAAATAAGCTGCATAGCTTCCTCTCCTAGTTATTCCTTGCGAAAATGCTAACATTTCCCCATCTACTACTTTTAAAAACGGGATTACTCCCGTACTTTCAGAGCCATTACTGGTTGAAGAACCTACACCTCTGACTTTGCTCCAGTTACCTCCAATACCTCCACCTACTGAGGATAAAAAAGCATTTTCAGTATAATGTGATGTTATACCTCTTCTGCTATCCTCTACATGGTTTAAAAAACAACTTATAGGCATACCTCTGTCAGTACCTCCATTTGTTAAAACGGGGGTAGAGAACATAAACCATAGCTTACTAGCATAGTCATATAATCTTTGAGCGTGCGCATCATCATCTGAAAATGCTTTAGCAGCTCGTGCGAAAGCATCTTGAGGGGATTTTTCACCTTCTATCATATATCTATCGGTCAGAGTTTTTATACTAAACTCCGATAAATATTTATCCCTGTTGTACCTAATCTCCATTTATAAGTCTCCGGTCTATCTCTGATATATTATCAGATCCAATTGCGTCATCACAATATGTTACTAAATCCATTAATTGATAATTTGTAAGTAATACCTCACCATTAGCATTTAACTCTTGAATATGTTTATACTTACTGTCCAGGGGTAATACATCGTAAATATCATATGCACTTCCTAGGTCTTTTATAAGGCTAACTGCCCTCTTAGGCCCAATCCCTGTAATACCTGCAACATTATCTCCTTTATCGCCTACTAAGCACTTATATGAGATGTAGTTCTCTCTATCTACGTCATAATGCTCTGACCAGTTATCTACAGTTACTTCTTTTCTCGTAACAAAAGAGAACCTGGACACACCATCTTGTATTAATAAGTCCCAATCCCTATCACTAGAGATTAGCCATATGTTTCCAAAATTGTACTTATCTCTATATTTAACTAAGTAAGCGGCAATATCATCTGCTTCTACGCCTTGAAATCTTAGTACCGGATAATCTTTCTCTAAACGTACTAAAGTTCTTTCGTACTCTTTAAAGAAGTCTTCAAACGCTTGTTTATCCGCGTCTGTCTGATCCTTGTATTTATCTTTTCTATTTTGTTTATAATCAGCACTTATAGCTTTTCTATAGCTAGACGTACCTAAATCTGAAGTAATGATTATATTATCAGTTTTATACGAATTAGCTAGAGATATTACAGTTCTTATATATTCTTCGCAAAAGTCAGTTCTTCCTTGATGTTTCCATCGAAAAGCTAAGTTTAACGAGTCTACTATTAATACTGAATCCGTATCTTTTTCTAGTAACTTTGAGAAATTAAACGCCATTTTGTATGAACTCTATTTGTTCTGATTTTAACCAGTCCTCTGCCAATAGTACATAGCAATTTAACCAAGAAATAAACATATACTTGCATTTCTTTGGTTCATGTTCTGTTGCTACAAATACTCTAGACCTATTATACTTAAAGAATAATAGGGGTTGCTGATCTCCCATATCTGCTTGTAGTAGTAGTTTCTTCCACCACCTAATAAGATTATTAGTTTTTTCAGCGGTAAACATTCTATCTGTTAAGGGGGACTCTGAATAGTTTTTTACTTCTATACAGTAATGATTTTTTGCATGGGGGACATAAAGATCCCCCTTTAAATACTCTAGTGCTCCCGAAGAAGGCACTCGCTCAAACTTTAAACCTGTGTATTCACGCAACATATCCCTTACTAGATACTCGCCTCTCGCACCTTTTGCTCTTGAATCTACCATTATTGTTCTAACCTACTTGTATTTTGATCCTTTACTATTTCTATTTTATTTAGTAGTGGGTGTGTCCATCCATGACTGACCACATAAGTATTTAGGTTTTCTTCTTGAGTTAAAATCTCTACCATCTTCTCTCTACCTAAATCATCTAATACACTAACTACTTCGTCTAAAAATAATACGTTAATTCTTGACTTAGAAATACTACTCATTAATTTACGAATTGCAATCAATGTTGCAGTATTGACTCTAGCCAATTCCCCTGAAGATAATACTAGAATATCTACTATTTTACTATTATCAGTTATTTGTACGTTTAATTTGTCATTTGAGACTACAAATTCAAGTGTAAATCTACCATCAGAAAACTCAGCTAAATAAGTATTAACTAACTCCTCTAGTTCTTTAACTAAATTTTCTATTTTATACGCTAATAGCCCGTTTGTACTGAAGGCTTTTTTAAGTATCTCTAGGTTAATGAATACTCTGGCGTGCTTGTTTAACTCTGTCGTGCTTGCTTTAAGTTCTGCCTTAAAACTTTCTGTCTGTTCAAGTATGATTTGTATTCGTGTGTTGTCTCTAGTTCGTTTTTCGTTGCCCTTTGCGATAAGCTCCAATTTTCCTTGAGCCTCATGAATTCTTGTGCGAAGGTCTTCGATGCGAAGACTAAGCTTATCACCGTCCACTTGGATACTTGGTAAGCTATGATTGATACGACTATACAAATCTTCCCAATCTTTTTGAATACTAACTTTAGTGTTGTATTCAATGTTGTTAGCTTTAATTCTTTTAATTTCTCTAGATGCGTTGCCACGTTTTTCTGTTGACCTCTCTATGTTATCTAATTCAGCTTGTATCAAGTTATCTTTAAATTGAGAATCTACTGTCTGCTCACAGGTGGGGCAACTATCCCCTAATTTTTTCATCTTTTCTAACAGTTTATTAGATCCAGCTATAGAAGCCTTAAAGCTGCCTTCCTCAGTTTGTAAAGTGTCATACGATAGTATTTTACTAGCTTTTAGTGCGTGCGCTTCATTAATATTTATCTGCTTAAATAACTCTTGGTAACTATTATTTTTTCTAATAGTTTTGTTTTTTTCCGAAATATTTTCAAATTCTAATAATAAAGAACGCAAAGACTCTTCGTCTTCATTTGTATCAATTTCTAAATTTAACATTGGAAGTATGGTAGTACTTGCCAATTTATTGTCTCTTAACCATTTTTCAATAGTTGCTATAATTGCGTTAATCTCAGTGATCTTAGCATTAGCTTCTCTAGATGCTTCTTTAAATATCTCAAACAATACCACATATTCTTCTAGATGTAGCAAGTCAATTAAGAATTTCTTCCTGTTAGTATCCGTAGCAGTTAAGAATTGCAAACTACTATTAGTATTTTGATAAACTAATTGACTGAATGTTTTGAAATCTATACCTAAGACGTCCTGGAGAGTCTTGTAAGTATTCGTAGCGGTATGGCTGGAGATGTCTTCTCCATCTTTTAATAATTTTACTTTTATGTTTGCTTTTCTAATAACAATTACTTCATACAAGTTGTCTTCTTTAGTAAATGTTAGATGAATGTCATAGCCATCATTAATATATCTATTAGGAATATCAGCTTTCTTAATTCCTTTAGAGTTCTTGTTATATAATACTTCTTCAATAATTAATGGAATGGAAGATTTTCCTGTCCCATTTTTACCAATTATTTGTGTAACAGTATTACTATCTAAATCAAGTTCATTGTTACTACCATAGCTAAAGCAGTTATTCCATTTGAGCTTTCTGAGAGTAATCATTAAATGTTCCTATGATTTCGGATACGTTATCTGGGTCTATTTCTAGTATATAATTTAGATATTCAACTAACTCTTCTTCTACGGTCATATCTTTACTTATTAGAAGAGCTGCTTCGGAGTTTCGTTTTACTACTTTTTTATCTAATAACTCTGAATTTTTAATAGCTGCTAACTGCTGAATATCTCCTTCTATCTCATATATGGTATGATGATAAGAAGTACCCACCATTTCTTCAGCCTTCTCTACAGTTTTTCTAATCAACTGAGGTAACTTAAAGTCGCCCCAAGTCCAATCCCAAGTCTTTTCATCGATTAGTAAAAACCCCGTTGAGACTTCGGTTCTGTGAAAAGAAGTAGTTAGAGGGCTGCCTGGATAAACAATGTTTCTCTGTGTATTACTGTGAGCGTGTAAGTCACCTGCAAATACAACGGGAAACGGTTTGAATCTATCTAAGTCCACTTCAGGTTTTACATGAGGGGGTATTTCACCCCTCACATGAGTAAACAGAGGTAAATCGAAATTAAGTGCTTCAATGCTATTATCTTTATGAAGGTCTGCATAAGGAAGAATACTAAAGCCTAAAGTCTTATCCTCGTAAGAGGTGTCAATAACATTGACTAAGGGGTTTATGCTTTTAGTAACTTCCTTTAGCTGAGTAAAGAATGTTTTATTCTTTCGTGTGGCTTCATGGTTTCCATCATAAATTATGGTGGGCCGCTGAACCTTAGACACAAAAGAAAAATATAATTCTAACTCTATCATAGTAGGCAACCTATCAAATAGGTCACCTCCTATAATATGCATGGAACACGTTTTCTCTTTCTCTCTTATTGCTTCAAAGAATAACTCATACCGATTTAATGCCCAAGATACAGGAACATTTTTCTGACCTAATTTAAGGTGCCAGTCGGCAGTGAATAAGATCATACTACATCAAATTCCGCATCTAGAGATTCATCTACTTCGGTGACAGTAACTTTTCTGATACTGTCTAAAAGCTCTTTCTGAGCGTCAGGGGTAGGACGAGACATAACATCATCCATAGACTTCAGATCATCAGCTTTTTCTTGCTCGGCTGGAGTAAGAGGCCTGGACTTGCACTTTAGCACTTGTAGTTGGTACTCAACATTATATGCTAGGGGCCCAGTCTTAACTCGCTTAAAGCAAATATCCCATCCTTTAGTAAAATCAGTAGGATCGCCTAAGTCTTCTGCAGCAATCATAATCTGTTCCCACAGTTTCTTTTTAAGATTTAGAACTTTGATTTTACCATCAGTAGGGTCGATACACTGAGTAGCATAGCTCCAACCACATTTAAGGTCAGGGAAGTACTCTCGTATCCAATCTTTTTCTTTATTATTAAATCGTTCGGAATCTCTATCAAATGATAGGCATTCGAAAGGAATGTTCTTACCATTAGTTCCTTCGATCCAATAAACATATCGAGCGAGGATATCGCCTACGATACGAACTTTATTATCTCCATCCTTATAAGTATAACTTAGGATTGAGTTCTTCTGGGCTGCGCCCTTTTGTTGATTAAATGATATAGCCATTAGTGTTTTTCCTTTGGGGCTTCCTCGTAAAGGAAATGAATTTTATTCATATCGTCAATACGAAGTAGACTGTTAGTATTAATATTAGCAACAAGAGTATCTGCAAATGGAACGTGCAGCAATTCTAATGTTGTAGTTTGGTTCGCAATATAGTCAGCAATGTTTCTAACCGAAGCGGCTGCTAAATAAGTTGCTATTTCTTTATAGGGGTGCTTATATGAGTTATATAACAAAACATCGGGGTGAACTAAAAAGCTGCTGCCTACATAGTTATGCTTACTATATTTGAACATAGTATCATACTTGCTTTGCGGGATCTCGCTTTTAGTTATCATCTCAAATATTTTAAATATCTCTACTACGTTACCACGAGACATCTCAAATATTTTATTCCAATTATAAAACAGCATATAGTATATCAACCTTTAAGATAAATGTCAAGAACTATTTTTTATAGCTCTTTTATTTGATAGCCCTGTTTTATATAGTATCCAATTCTATTTGACGCTTGCCTTCTGGCTGTATCGCCTTTGAGATGAATATCAATAACTACGGGGGTTAATTTACCCTCTACTAATCTAATAATTCTACCTATTAGTTGAGTAAGTAAGGGCTCATTATTAATAGGCGTAGCTAGGATCAAACAACTTAGAATGTTTATAGAAATTCCTTCTGAGAATATTGCCTGTGTTCCATACAATACATTCCTATCTCCTGCTTCAAGCTCGCCTATTAAACTTTCTCTCTCTTCCTGTGGTATCTCACCAGTGACACAGATAGCCTTGTCTCCAGTAAGTTCCGCACATCTTTTTAGAAAAGCCACTCTATCACTAACTACTAAAACTTTGTGACCTCTATGCGCATATGCTGCAGCTAACATAGCTACTGAGTGTCTGTACTCTTCATTACAGGCTAGATTTGTAACTCTATTAGCCCATGGTATTCTAGCTCCATCTAAGAATCTTACTTCAGAATGGAATATATTTATAACTGGAGCCATAAAATTCTCTTTAGGCGGTTTAAGAACATTAGGGCTGAAGTAGTCTCTAAAGACAACGTGTTTCCCGTCTTTCCGTTCTATAGTGCCTGACAAGCCAATTTTATACCTACAATAATTTGCATCTAGTATCCTGGAGAAGGTAGGACTGCTAACGTGGTGCATTTCGTCTAGTATGAGAGTTCCAAACTCTTTACGGATTTTTGATATATTTCTATAAAGAGTTTGAATATTTCCTATCACAATAGGACTATCTATATTAAATTCTCCACTACCAATAATTCCAGGCTTAAACCCAAATACTTTTTCTACTTCTTTGGCCCATTGATTTCTTAGGTATACAGTATGAACAACTACTAATGTTTTCTGGCCTAATTTAGCTGCTATAGCTAGTCCTGTAAAGGTCTTGCCCCAACTAACCCAAGCGTTTATTATACAGTTATCTTCTACGGTATCATGGACTTCTTGTTGACTCTTCCTTAATTCAAACTTAAACTCTGGAAACTCAACTGGTTTTTGCACTCGTTTATCTACTATTTCATACCCTTTAGGTATCAAGTCAGTACGCCCTATAGGAATAGTTACTATCCCAGGACGTATAACTGCCATATTTTTTATTACCTGTGGAACCAAGTCTTTTGGATTCTTAGGGGGTACTACATATGTAAGCTCTGCGTCCAAAGTCTCTTGGAGTTCAGGAGTTACATCTAAATAAATTCTATTACTTAGTACAGCTTTCATACCTTTCTCCAAGTATTCTTTTTTCTATTTTCAGAATACTCGTAAATTATCCAAGGGAATCCTTTCATAAGCAAAATTCCTGCCCATTGCATAGATGAGTCAGGAGGTCTGGGTATAGTAAAAGGAGCTTTCCAACCCTCTACCCAAAGTATGGAGGCTGTAGTTTTTCTCTCTATTTTTCTTATTCTTCTATATCTTAGCTGAAGTCTTTCTGTTTTTTGGTATATAAAAGGTACTCCATTACTATCTATAAAGTAATAATGTTCTTGTTTTAATATACCCACTAAGCTATCTATTGATCTTCTTAAAGTCATTAATCCTTTATGGGGTGTTTGAAGCCTTCTTTGTCCTAATGTCTTCCCTGACATATTCTTATCATCTACCAACTCTCCGTCTAGGTATAACAATCCGTCTGTTAAGTCCCAGTTACTTGATGGTAGGATAAATACTGGAAAAGTAATCTTATGAAGATTCGGCCACGTCAGTACCATTTAAGTAACTTCCATATTCTTTTTCAAACTTACCCATTGAATAGTCGTTTCCAATATCAAAGTCACATCCTATAGGAGCACCTGAAATAGAGAGTCCTCTATCCCGCTGTATACATTCTGTGAGCTGCTCTATATACTCATCAATTTCATCGTGTGGTACCTCTGCTAAGATGGAGTCGTGGACAAGGGCAAAGATTCTAGCTTTCTTACCATTAGCTTTTATCCACTGACTCATTTCTATACCGCCAAGGAGGTTAACATCAGAAGCAGTAGACTGCACCAGAAAGTTAAGACCAGACCTAACTGTATGACCTCTCGTAGCCTTATCCTCACTTTTAACATTTGGTAATCTCCTTTTACGCCCGAAAAAACTATACACAAATCCATTACTTTCTATAAATTTTTGATTCTTTTCAATCCAGCTTTTTAACTTATGGAACTGGTTGAAATAGCTTTGTATAACCTCTGAGGCTTCTTGGACGCTGAAATGTTTTCCAGAGTCCTTTGTGACTTGTTGACTGATTTTATGTGGCCCTGCACCATACATAATTCCAAAAGTTACAGCTTTAGCAGCCTGTCTTTTGTATGGATATAATTCGGCTACCTCTGATGCGGCACAAGGTAACTTAAATACTGTCTTAGCAATCGTACTATGAAAATTTCCGCCCTCTCTAAACACATTCATTAGTGCTTCATCGTTTGCTAACTTAGCAGCGACATATACTTCTGCGGTTGTTAAGTCCATTGCGACTATCTGCGACCCCGTTGAGGCTCTAATACACCCTTTGACAATAGGATTGTCACGAGGGATTTGTTGCATATTTAACTTACCGCTGCTGCTAAGACGACCAGAAGTAGTAGAGTGCAGGTTGAAAGAAGTCCTAAGACGGCTATCCTTATCCAACTGCGGTATGATCTTGTCCAAATAAGTATTCTTAATTTTGGATTTTTGACGGATTGCCAAGATATGTCTGGGAATCTCAGATTTTTCTGCGAGCTCAGTAAGGACTTCCGCGTCTGTGGACTGTTGACCTGTTCCAGTTTTCTTACCAGTAGGATTAAGCCCGATAAAATCAAACAGAAGGCTCCGAAGTTGAACAGTGCTATTAGGGTTAAAAGGTTTACCATTTAGTTTCTCGAATTGTGCTATCTTACCTTCGCTATACAGAGCTTTGATAGCCTCATCAATGTTCTGTTGCATTAGGTCTTGAGAGATCTGTAACCTCTCTGGATCAAAAGGAACGCCATTCTCTTGAGTACTCAGTAGGAACCTAGTACCTGGGATAAGTAAGTTATCATAAACCCAAAGTAACTTCTCGTTCTGCTTAATTTTTACAAACTTTTCATATACTTTGAAGGTAACTACTGCGTCCATAGCAGCGTATGTTTTCATAGTCTCAAAAGGAATCTCTTCCCAGCGAAACTCATTTTTAAGAATTCTGTGTTCCTTCCTGTAGGCATCAATCCAGTCGTACATAGGCTTCTCGTAATCCCCATAAGGAGTATACTTTAGAGCTAATGTCTTTAAACCGTGGTGACCAGGATTCTCATTGACCAAGTAAGATAGAAGCATAGTATCTTCTATATTTGGAAAATTAAACTTGAAATGATACTCAAACCATGCCAAGTCGAACTTAGCATTATGGAAAATTACAGTCTTCTTATTAAATAATTCTTGTAGTTTAGATTCTACTACTTCATCTATACAGTTAGTGTCAATGTATGCGCCTCTTTCTCCATCATAACATAAGGATAAACCTAACATATATCCATTTCTAGGATACAAGTTTGATGTCTCGGAGTCAAGAGCGATCATCTTGCCTTCATGTGCTAAGGCTTCATCTATAAACTTTTCTGCTTCTCTAGAGTCTGTTATTCCGAAAGCAATACTTTCGTCAATTATAACATCTTCAATTTCGCCATTAATATACTTAATGATATTATCCTTTGAAGTCTCCCAAGTCTTTTTAGCTTCGGGCTTAAAGGCAAGCATAGCAGGATTAATTACAGGTAGAAATTTAGATTCCACTTTCTTACCTGAATATTCTGTTACTGAATTAATTTTAGTGAAGTATTTTAGTGATTCACTTCCTACTAAGATAATCCAATCGTATTGTGATGTGTCTATGTCTATATCACAATTGACTTTTAATACTTTTTTGATTGAGGGGTCAGAACATAGTTGATACTGATCGTAGGCAAATGCGCCTCCGAACAGATTGTCCCAATTATTTCTACTATTTTTCGTTTCTATTAATGCAACTTTAGGCATATAACTTACTCTTTAATTTATCAATTTGAGGTTTTGCTAGCGCGCCAGGATCGGTATTCTTTAAACATATATTCCTAGAAAGAAGACCCGCTCGCTCACACATAGCTTCTACTTTTACTGCACCTTCTTGTCCGGCATCGTCTCCATCGAAAAAGACATCTATCCCTGATGCACCTTGTATAGAAAGCATACTTAATTTATCTTCATTAATATTAGATGTGCCAAAACAGCACACAACATTTGTCAATCCTTTATCATGTAGGTTTATCATATCAAATATACCTTCCACTAGGATTATTTTACCACTCTTAGGAGTTACTTTAGGATAAAGAGGCATCTTAGCCCCTCTAGGACTAATTTTATACTTAGGTATTCCATCTGTTAAGTGTCGTCCATTGAAAGCAACTATCTTATCTGACATATCTCTAATAGGGAAATTTATTCTATTAATAAAATCAGGGTTAGTATGTTGGAATGCTTCAAACTTTTTATAAGTTTCTGGACGTATACCTCTCCAGTTGCCTAGATAAGGTGTGTAGTTAAAGGGAAAGGATAAACCAATACTTTCTGCCCGCTTCTCTATAATTTTTTGTTTTAAAAGCTCCCTGCGTACTTGTAAATGATTTACCCTTTCATTAAACAATGTAAGAACACTACCTTTATAACCGCAAGAGAAGCAGTTAAAAATTCCGGTTACTGAGTCTATCCGCATACTAGGATTAGAATCATCATGTTCAGGGTTCAGACATTTAACTAGATAATCATTACCTTGTAAGGTATACTTTATACCTTTTTTCTCTAAAATGTCATCTATCATGTCTGTACTCTCATTATGGTATATTATACTAAATTTCAATGCAATAGTCAAGAAATATTTTTAGATGTCATCTATTTCTTCCCCAGTTTTTTCACTGTTTGCTTCCTGCTCTTCGGGGGTCAAGGCAGATTCAGGTCCAATTTTTAGACTATCCCAATTTATTTTAGAGGTAAAAGACTCCATAGAGGCTGATCTCATTTTCTGACAAGTAAATGTAATACAAGCGTCTTCATGAGCATGAGTGTCCATAGAGTATGCAGCATCCGCTGCGTCCAATATACCTTTTGCAAACCTGGCTTCTCCAGTAGCATCAGTTTGATACGGGGCTAATATTGGTGTTTCATATTCTTGTGCCATAGCTTTTAGTGCTTTACTAACTTCTACTTGTTCCGTCCAGTCATATTGACCACCACGGGAAGGAAGATTTGAGCGTTTTACTTGATTAATATAGTCTACAATAACTATACCAACATCTAACTTTTTGCATTTCTTATCTAAGTCAGCCTTGATTTTACCAATAGTAAGACTAGGCTCGTAAACAATGTCCAGCTGAGTCGGGAGAAGCTCGCTTTCTTTTAACTTAGCATGAAATTCATTAAAGTCTCGATGTTGTTTATACTCTTTCAAACGCTCATTTCCCCGTTCAAATCGATTAGCCCACCATTGGGCAACCGACTCCCACTCTTTAACATTAAGGTTTTTAGTCCTTAAACGAGCAAGAGGAACTCCAGTAGCAATACTACAGCATCGTTGCAAGATAGATCTGCTATCCATTTCTATGGTGAAATAGATTGCAGACTTACCAGACTCAACAACGCTATTCGCTATGTTAGAGCAAGTAACAGATTTACCCCCGCCACGACGGCCTCCGATAAGTATCAAGTCTCTAGGAGAGAACTTCATAAAACTATCGTAGGCTTCATTTAAGCCTAGGGATATGTATCTGTCAAGTTCTTCATCAGGCTCAAACAAAGAAATATATTGCATACTTTCTTCGGGATGTTTAAGCTCTACTTTGTCCTCTATACGGAGAACAATTTCATGAAGGTGAGATAGGGTTTCTTCTGCGGTTTCGAATGCAACAGAATTTTCCACATAATTTTCAAGTTCGTTTAATACTTCTTTTTGGGTGTACTCATTCTTTAAATATTGAAGAAGCATTTCGGCTTCCGCCTCTACTTCAATACTTTTTATAGCAAATAGTTTTTCTTTCGTATTGCTATCACGAACGGCATACTTGAGATCATCGAACTTAGGAAGGGTGTGATATTCGTCACAGTGTTTATCTATAACGCTATAGATAGTATGGTATTCGGAAGGTAAATAATGCTTACGCAGGATACTCCAGGTCTCGAAATCCTGTGCATCAAGTATCTGCTTTATTAAAGCACTAGCAATATTCACTTACGTTCCCCCGAACAAAAAAATAAGTGCCAAGAAAATTCCTGACACTTATCAAACAACTAATTAAACAACTGCAGCAGCAGCCTTCTCACGTCTAGCAGCACCATCATAATCAGACGCTGAAATACCACGTCTAGTAAGCATGGTTTTTACACCGCGTACTGTCTTGCCAATTTCAGTAGCAATTGCTTCAACAGTCATTGACTCAACGTCAGCAAGTTCGGCTAGAGGATCTACTCGAGTACCGGCTTTAGTTGTCTCTTGACGGGGAATCGCGACAATAGTTCCTGCACGAAGCAAGCTAAGAGCTTTACCACGAACAGAGTTTACTGAGCGATCAAGTTCAGCAGCGATTGCTTCAACAAACGCGCCTTTGTTTACTAGCTTAATAAATACAGCTTCTTCAGCATCAGAATAAGTCTTAACAGTTTCCGGCTTAGGAGTCGGCTTGATATGACTAGTTAATTCCATAGACAAGATTTTGCCTTGGATTTGTTTTGCTGAAAATTTACCATCTTGAAAGCCACTTGCAACATCTGCGTAAGTATACTGACCACTATTGTCACTTACAAATGACTCTAGGATGTCTTCTTGTACGTCAGAAAATGCTTTAGATGCGTTTGTAGAAGCTAGTTCTACATCGTATCCCATTTTTCTTAGTTTACTAGAAACTGAACGGGTTGATGTCTCAAGGTTTTCAGCAGCTTGAACTACTGTAGCTTGTGAGATGGGTGCTTCTGTACCTACAAACGATTCGAGCTCGCTTGTTCGCTCGTCATTCCACTTAGGAACTGCCATGTATTTCTCCAATATAATCTTTAAGATTAGTTATAATTTTAATGCCCTTTTCGTGGGCTTTTAAGGTTTTAGCGGATGATACCCCAGATTCATTAACAAAAAGAGTTACATCATTAGTCATAGAGTCTTTGACTTCATAACCTAGATTTTTTAATTCTGCGGTGGCATCAGCCTTGGTTTTGTAACTGTTTAGTTTTCCAGATATACAAACTACTCCTATCGTATCTACACTCTTCTGGTTGAAAAGCATATCATGGGGAAGGTGATCTTTGTAATCTAAAAAATCTGTTTCTAACCAAGCCATCAGATTATCGGTCGTTATTGGTCCGAGTCCTGCTCTTTTGCAAGAGGTTGCGGTTATATCAAAGATACTTCCACAGACGGCTGCTAATTTTACTGATGCAGTTTTCCCCACTAAAGGGATACTAAAAGCTGGTAGCAGTAAGTTTGCAGGGGCTTTGGTTGAGTTTTCAATCTCTAAAATTAGTTTACTACCTAATTTATCGGAATTAAGAGCTAAAGAAGCACTAACTTCATCTAAGTAATATAAGTCTACTATACTAGCTAAGCCTAATTTTTCTATAGACCTCGGACCAAGTCCTTTGATATATAGGGATTTAGCAAAGTGCTGAATTTTTTTAGCTGATCTAGTGGAACAACTATCATTCTTGCAGAACAATAAATCATTGACCCATTCAAGTATAGAGTTGCACGAAGGGCAGTTACTAGGCACTTGAATTTTTTCCACGTTTTGAATTCCTTTTTGATTGAAGCGTATATTATACTAAAGTTTTGGGGTAAAAGTCAAGAAATATTTTTTTAAAGGTTCTTAACCCCATTGATTCGCCATAGCGTCAGCTATTCCCTGGTGTGTTAACGACCTGTCTTTACCCCTAGTTTTACTTGGGCCCAACTTGTTTTGGCCACTATCAGTTTGGTTCGACCACCTTTGGTAAGTCTTTCCATTCTTTACTACTTTTCTACCTTCAATTAGTTTTGTGAGCTTCAAAGGTTGCAGCCCTTTCAGCCATAGACCAGTTTTTTTACTGGCATCTTCTCCGAATTGATACGGCTGTATATACTGGGGTCTAGGCATAAAGTCTAGTCTAGTATTTATACAACCTACAGGATTTTCTAAACATATTTTAGGTATACCAGATTTCCACAAGGCTTGTACAAACTTCAAGGAATCTTCTGTCTTTTCAGCTCTACCTTCAATTCTATTATTCCAATGCAGACCACTAGAGCATAGATAAGTACACTCAGGGTGGGCTATCATCATATCCCAATCACGCCAGAGAATGTCCATAATATTACCTTCATAGTGCTTGCCAGGCCTCTCTGTAGGTAACAGATCACAACTGGTTACATCATGGCCTTTTGCTTTAAAAGCATCTCTCACTCTTCCACTATACTCACACGCTATTAGTATTTTCATTTGCCTATATTCTTTACTTGTGACCTAGAAATAACTTGGTATGCTCCCTTATTATACGCCGGAGCAATAGTAAACTGTTTAGATACACCCACTTCTATACTTCTATCTTTGTGTGAGTGTACTCCACCAAAGTCTCTAGACGGAAAGTTCTTTTGATCTTCTCTAGCTTTGATAGCCAGAATATTCTCTTTAACAACAACTATACCTTCTACAAACTTCTTCCTTCTAGCGGGAGGAGTCTTCTTACGTTTCCTTCCATTAGTAGTATATCTTAGCGAACCTATAACTATACTCATTAGCACTCCGGATCAAAGTCTTGCCATTCATCATATTCACTGGGTTCAGCATATCCGTCATCGTGATCATCATCATCATCTACCCGTCTTACTATTCTAGGAATAATCTCTCCGGATCGAATAACTTCAACCTGACACCCAAGTTCTAAGTTTAACTCATCTATAATATTAATGTTATGTAGAGTAGCCCTACTAACTATTGCATCCCCAATCTTTACAGGATCTAGAAGTGCAACTGGACTAATTCTTCCACTCTTTCCTACTTGCCAAACTACCTTCTCTAGAGTAGTTATAGCAGACTCAGTTACTAGTGACTTGAGTGCAAAGGAGCCCCGAGGATGTTGACTAGTAAATCCCTGCATACTATGCTTACTGAATTTATCTAATCGGTATACTACTCCATCTGTAGGGAACATATCAGGAATAACATCTAATACTGTGAAGAAACCGTTATGACTATAATACTCCATTTCAGTTGTCCACCAGTAATCAACAGTAGGCTCTGCCCCATAAAGAACAAACTCTACTTCTCTACTTCGGAATTCTTCAAGGTCTTTTAAATTTAATGCACCCGCTGCATAGTTTCTAGAGTTTTCTATATATGCAGGAGCTACTACTTCCCCAGTTAGTTGAAGTATATTAGGTACTTTTCCAACAATCTCAGTAGGAACTAAGAGTTTGAACTTATCCGTAATATCTCTGCCAACTTTACCGTCACCCCTGGTTAGGGCTTGTTCCAAAACTCCATTCACATATAACAAAGATACTGCAGCCCCATCTAACTTAGGACTAGAAACAATATCATTTGTAGCATCGTTATACCACATAGGAGCATCGTTTAGATCAAATACTTTCTGTAAAGAACGCATAGGAAAATGATGGGGAACACCGTCTGTAATTGTGTGTCCCACTTTATTATAGCTATGCTTTCTTGCAAGAGTATCGAAGTCGACATCTTCTAGAATGGGTGTACCTTTGTAATAAAGATCACTAGCTCTGTCTAAAAATTTGTGCATACAAACTCCTATTATTTTATTGTTATATTATAAAATAATTTAAGTAAATAGTCAAGGATTAAATATAGATGTCGTGAATTAAACCTTTAAAATGCTCTTCTATAACTTCTTTGCTTTCCGCTAGAGATAGGATCTCAATCAATGCTCGAAACATTTCCTTAGAGTTTTCTATGGTTAGTGGAAGCGTGACCCCTACATTAGAGGGGCTCCACTCTCCGTTAAAGTCTAAATAGTACTTTCGTACACTAAGGTACTCAACGTACCTAAAAGTATTTACACTTATACGAACCTGTTCTTCTCTATCAGAATCATAAAAGATAGTTTTGGTATATTCTTCGGGGGTTTCGTGTAGTTCCATGATCACTCCTGATTATTTAATAGAGATGCTAATGGAACAACACTTGTAACGCTTTCCGGCCTCAGAAGTCTGTAAGAGTCCGTATCCCAACAAAAGAACAGCAGAGTTTCTGCCGTCTCTTTAGCTCTACTTTTCTTGGAGACAATATAAGTTGTACTAAAATCTAAAGTACATACGTTATATTTTAGCTTCTTAGAATTCTGACTCCGGTAAGTAATTATCGCATCTCCATATTCAGTAACTAGGGTGCGTAATTCTTCTTTTTTCACTATAAACTCCTTTTAATGTAGGTTGGTAAAATCTTTTACTGTACTATCTAAAAGGTTGTATAGTTTTTGTACTCAAACACTGCTCCTATTACAGGTCGATGTCCAGGCCATAGCCAATTACGAACTTAATATTCTCATTGTCCAAAGCATCAGGACGGGCTTCGTGGAATAGGTGCCAAGGAGCTGGGCCTACATCATCTAGATCGGTAGCAGTGATCATGAAGGTGAAACCATCTTTACTAACAGAAACAGCGTAGTCCATGTAGTTGCCTGGTACACCGTTAAATGCTTCAGAAAAGTCACCTTGGTGATGCCCCATGTGGAAACCTAGGTCTACGCCGTTACCGATTGTAGTACCATAGTCAGCATACACATAAGTTGTTTTACCTATACCAAAATCTTGGCCTTTTATGTTTTCTATAGTTATAGTATTACCTTCAATAGTATGTATGCTATAAGCCGCGCTTTCAACCGCTTCAGTATTGGTTAGCACATTCAATCCAAAAGTAAAGGGGCCGACACCAATCGAACCATATAATTCACCGAAATCAAACTCGGCTGCTGCGTCATAGTTATAGTAAAGATAACCGATATCGTAGCTAATGCCTCCGACTTCTCCTGTATAGCCTCCATAGATATCATGCTCATAGGAATACACATCATCGGCAGCATAGCTTACATTTGAAACCCATGTACCTACGTAGAACCCACCTGCATTGGTGTCAATG